TCCCATACTACCATATTTTCATTTTGCGCACGTTCAAACATGCCCGGATTAGGTTTTACAAACGGGTCAGTCTTATCTGTACTTGGTGCATAATATGCATTTTTAATTCTTGCACCTACTGAATCTGCGATTTCTTTTGTAGCACCTAAGATATTTTCAAAATCAACTATTTCTAAATTCTTAGTCTTGTTTGGTGGTTGTCCTGCAATAATTAAGAAATCATAACCCTTTCTAGTTAAAATGCCCAGGGCAGTTTCTACACCTTCAGCTATTGAAAGTTTGTTACCCGGAGTAAAAGGAGTAGTATTATTGTAAATTACTCCAAATAGCGTTAATCCTATTACTTTTCTACTGGCTTGCATTTGCCAAATTTCTTTAAAATACTCAGTATACCGACCCATACAAAACTCCTCGTGTTACAGTAATTTAGCATATTTTTCAGCCCGCGACAATAATATTGACTATGAATAAATACACAGTACTGATGAGACTATATGAACTTCACTGATTTCTTCACAAGAGGGTTTTCAAACACTCTTAAATTCAAAAATCAAGCAAACTTCTCCTTTAGAGGAACTGCTGTTACTGTAACCGCCAACACGGTGATCGATAGTTGGAACTTACAAGATTTTAGTAGTGCAACTTACGAAATTGTGATGGAGTACGGCACTGACGATGTAGAACACGTTAATATTATAGCTAGTGCTCGCGCAAATCAAGCAAGCGTAACGGTATTTGGAAGAACAAATTTAGGTCGAGACTTGGTGCAATTTACAGCTACAGTAGACAACAATGTAGTTAAAATTATTGCAAATCCATTTTATGCCACTGATACTGTAACTCCATTGGCAGGAATTAAAGTTATCTACAAAGCTACATACAGCGAACGAGTGCTAAAATTAAGCGTTCCGCAAACAGTAGGCGAAACAAGCTCTCTCGGTGGAGCTCAAGGTTTACAATTAAACTGGAATAATAGTAATTTACCTAATGGATTTTTATCGATAACAGAATCTGGGCTTATTGAAATTGGAGCAATTACAAACGTAGCAGTGCCCGGTCAAACTACGTTGTCAGCGGCTTTTATTCTCGACAGCTTGGCAATTACAAATAGTGATAATTCGATATCGCTAACAACAGATTCTATAGGGCGAATTTTATCATTTACAGCTAGCAATTATCCTAGTATAGGAGTTACTGGTGCATTTACTAGTAGCCTTTCAGGCACTACTAATACTATAGATCGAACAACTATTGGATCTATTGCTCCAACATACGGACAATTTACTGTGTTAGGATCAACGGGTGCTACAACATTCTCAGGAAATACAATCATTAGACCAACTGGAACTGGAACAGTGACAATGTCATCAGCAACAACTGGTAGCATGGATAATGTGTTGATAGGATCAGTAACACCTGCAAGCGGAAGATTTTCAAATTTAACTCTTAATACAGCAACACAAGTTGGTAATAATCTTATTAATCTTAATGCTGTTAAAAAAATACTATTGCTAGGAGCAATTAAATGAGTGCATATACATACATAGCAGTTTCAGGACAAAATACAATTGGTCTGAACGCAACAACAAACACGTTAACACTGGTTGGCGGAAACGGCATAGTTCTTACTACTAATTCTTCAACAAATACTGTTAATATTGCAGTGAGCCCAACGTTAAGTTTGTCTACTTTAAATGTTACTAATACGTTAAACATTAATCCTTCAACCGCTGGCACATTGGATAATATTACTATTGGTAGCATTACTCCTCGCCCTGCAACATTTACCACATTAACCGCAACTGCAACTACAACTATATCTCCTGCTAATTTTCCAGTAACCATTAGTCCTACTGGTTCAGGATCAATAATTATTAATCCTGCAACTACTGGAACGTTAGACAACGTTGCTATTGGAGCAACTACTGCGGCCGCTGGAACATTTACCACTGTAAGTATAACTAGTACACAACAATTTGCCAGCAATAGTGCAGTGACTAAAAACTTTGCCACAGCACTTGCGGCAGCTTATGGCATAGCGATGGCTTAATATGAGTTCAGTAACTAAATTATTTCGTAGTCAAAATGGATTTACTAGTCCATATTTTGTAGTAGATTCTAATGGAAATTTAATTGCCAGTAGTCTTGTAGTTACTGGTAATAGGATTGAAATCAGTGCAGGTTGTTATATAAGCTATAACGGAAGACCTTTATTAACTAATACTAGTTTATCTAGTAGCGTAGTTAATATTCCGGGAACACTAACTAGTTTAACAGTAGGTGGTATAACTACTCTTACAGGGGCATTGACAGCAAGCGGTGGAGTTATTTCGGTAACAGGCACTGCCGGGAGCACATTAGATAATGTAACTATTGGTTCAGTTACTCCGGCTGCCGCAACATTTACAGCCCTAACAACTACTGGAAATACATCATTTGGCGGTACTAGTTCGTTTACAATTAATAATACTGGATCTGTTACTATTAGTCCTACAGGAACTATAACACTAGGTACTCCTGGACAAATTAAGATCCTAGCAGGTAATATTCAGGCGATTACTCAAAATCAAACAATTAATTTCAGCCCAACTGGTACAGGAAATGTTGTAATTAACCCAACTGGATTAGGTTCCGTAGACAATATGACTATAGGTTTAACAACTCCTGCCGCTGGTCAAATGACAACATTAACACTAACAGCTAATAACGAGTCTTACTGGAACGCTGTTAGTAACCCCACTAACCCTAGAAGTCAAGCAACTACTAAAAGATACGCAGAACAAGCCGCATGGGCCATAGGATTCTTCACAAGATCAATCTAATGCCCAATGCAATGATAAATAATACTAGATAATCGGAGAGCAATAAATGGCCAAAAGTCAGATTAGACAATACGTTTTTACACCAGGGGCAGCCGGTGTAGGCACAATTCAGGTACCTGGAAAAGTTGACCTTCAACAACTTTTGGTAATTACCAATACTACAAGAAACGTTATACTTTATAACTTTGCTGATGTAACCTATGCAGGTACAACAGTTGCAATAACTCGTGCAAACGATATTACTAACTGGTTTAATACATTAGATAACACCGACGGTATTACAACTATTACCCTGCCTGTTAGCACAGTGGGTCAAAGTAGTACAGATACATTGCAAATTTTCTTCGAAAAACCAGAACTAATTACTCGTCCATGGGATATGGGTACCGATGGCTTTGAACGTACTCGTGTAAGTCCTCCGCAAAGTATGATTGACGCTGACTTTGAGTATGGTATTCAGCCTACCAAGTGGTTAACAATCAGTCAAGAACGCGGTTATCCAAGCATTTATGAAATTCCAGGAACAGATACTACTGTAAGTGCAATTATTACAGATGCTAGTATTGGTACAGGCGGCGCCGCCACATCACAAAGTTTAATTACAGTAACTACGGTAGCCGCTCACGGATTAAGTATAGGTAATGCTATCACTTTGGCAGGATTAGATTCTAGTATTACTGGTTTTGAACGTGCCCAAGGATCATTTGTTGTTTATGCTGTGCCTAGTGCAACAAGTTTTACATTTTATGCTAAAGGCAAAGTAGGTTATAGCAACGGTGATAGTTTATACACTGCGGCTGTACAATTACGTTTAGGTGGATTTTACACAGGATCTAACATTAATGCAGTTATCAATGCTACAGCGTTAGCCACAACTAGTTCTGGTAACTATGTAACATTAACTACCACAACTGGTATGACTGCCGGTTCAGGTATTGTTTTTAATACAATAAGAACAAATGCAGTAGCTACTAACAGCGTTACACAAATTATTACATTAGGTACAAACATTGGTATGCAACCAGGTATGCCATTATCATTTAGTGGTACAAGTTTTGGCGGTATTGCAACAGGTACAACTTATTATGTGGTCAGTATCCAACCAGGTGCTACACAAGATAACGTTAGTATCACAATGAGTATTAACCCAAGTTTAACACCAGTATTCATTCCAACAGTAACAACAACTGGCGGTAACATGAACGTAGTTGGTGGTGCAAGTTTTGGTAACTTAGTAGCTGGCACACAATACTATATTGGTACTGTAGCTAACAGTACTCAAGTTACAGTCAGTAACAACGTTTTGTTTACAACAACAATTAACGCAACTAGTGCTGTAAACAACAGTGTAAGTTTAGGAACTACTACTAACATTACAGTAGGCGAGTTATTTACTGTTACTAGTGGATCAACAATTGGTAACTTAGCTCAGGGTACTTATTATGTTGTTAGTATTTTAGACGGTTCAAACGTAACAATTAGTAGCAGTAGTACATTATCTCCAGTGTTCACACAAACAACTGCATATGGTTCTATGACAGTGTCATTAGGACAAGTATTAGCATTAACTACTGTAACAGCAGGTAACGGTTATTTGTCAGCGATCAGCACAGGTCAACCAACATTTACCTACAGTAATACTGCATCAAGCCCTAGTGCTAACTTTACAGCATCATTGACCAGTGGATCAACTGGTCAGCTTGTAGTTACAGCAGTGGCTAGCGGTGCATTAGCAATTGGCCAAGGTATTCAAACTACTGGACAAACAGTTCCTAGCGGTTGCGTAATTACAGCACAAGTTAGCGGTACTGCTGGACAAGCAGGTACATATACTGTAAACGTTACTAACGGAAGTGTTAGTTCAACTAACACATTTTATAGTGTATCAGTAGCTCCTACAATTACTGTAAACACCTATGTTAATCATGGATTTGTACCAGGACAAACTATTAACGTAGTTGTTACAAGTGATAATGGTACAAACAATCATACACTAGCACAAGGTCCGTACTACGTTGAAAACGTTACAAGTTTAACAACATTCACGTATACTGCTCGCGGTATTGGTACAATACAGCCAACTACAACTATTGTTGGATCGTTATATGCTCGCGTTGATAGTTTTTTCCAACATAGACCATTCGATGGCGGCGTACAACTAGGAACAGGAAACCCTGCACACGGATTGCAAGCAATTCGTATGAGTAAAAAGTATATTCGTTATCAATCTGGTAAAGGTATTAACTTTAATACTGGATTGTTAATGGCTCCAAATTACTTTGTACGTAGCGTTACTGCCAACGGTACAGCAATTGGATCAGTAATTACTATTGTAACAGACGATGTGGATCATGGTTGTCAAATTGGTGCTCGTGTAAGTTTACAAGGTGTATTGACTTTGGGTTTTAATGGAACTTATACTGTAACTGGTATTGTAGATGAACGTACACTACAAGTAACAGCCTTTCAAACACTAGGTGCAATCAGCCCAACGACAGGTGCAAGTATCCAAGATCCTTGTTTATTAAGTTTTGTCGGTTGGACAGGCGCAACTGTTCGATCAGGTACATATGATGAACAAAACGGTGTATTCTTTGAATTTGACGGCTCACAAGCGTATGTGGTTAAACGTGCTAGTACATTCCAATTAGCTGGTACTGTTAGCGTAGTTGCTGGTAGCGGTCAAGTTATTGGTATTAATTCACGTTTTGCTACACAATTAGTAGCAGGCGATCGCGTTGTTATGCGCGGTATGACACACGTTGTTACTCAAGTTGTTAGCCCTACTTTAATGTATGTTAATCCACAGTGGCGCGGCGCAACAAGTATAAACGGTATTAAAATTACAAAAACTATCGACTATAAAATTCCTCAATCACAGTGGAATAAGGATCGATTTGACGGTACTAGCAGTCCATTTAATCCAAGTGGATATTTAATGACACCATCTAAAATGCAGATGGTGGGTATGCAATGGACATGGTACGGTGCTGGATCTATTGACTGGATGATGCGTGGTGATGATGGTAACTACAAATTTGTTCATCGTTTGCGTAATAACAACTTAAACAACGAAGGCTGGATGCGTACTGGTAACATGCCTGTTCGTTATGAAGTGCAAAACGAAGGTGCAAGAAGTTATATAGTAGGCGCTGGTATGGGAAGCGGTGATCTTACAATGAGCCTATGGGATACTACATTTTTCCCAGTACCTGCTAGCGGATATACACAATCAGTATATGTAGATAATGAAATTATCACTTATACTAATAAAACAAATGCGTATGCAACTGCCACTACTAGCGTTGGAAGTTTAGTTATTTTATCTAATACAACTAACATGGTTGCCAATCAGCCAATTGTATTCAACAATTCACAAGGCCTTGGCTTAGGTAATATTGCAACCGGTACAACATATTATGTATTAGGTGCTCCAACAGTATTCACTGGTACAATCTTAGGTGTTACTTATACCAATGCTCCAGCTATTCAAATTTCTACTATAGCAGGATCAGGATTAGTAACGCAAGCAAATGCAGTAGCTACAACACAATTTAATGGATTGCAAACTACTGGTTCATTGTTAGGTTGTAGTAGAGCACAAACTACTACATTATGGGCAACTGGTGGATATCGTACATTTGGTGCTGGTTCAGCAACAGCTCATGCGGCTAATACTGGTGTCATCTTAGTTGCTCCTACGGCAAGTCCTGTTGTAAGCCATTGGGGTGCCGCGTTTGTACAAGACGGCGGATTTGATACAGATCGTTCATATATTTTCAGTTATCAATCACCTAACATTACAATTACAACTAAGAAAACTTGTGCGTTTGCTGTGCGTCAAGCACCTAGCGTAAGTAATGCGCTAACAGGTGATTTAGGCTTACGCGAATTGATTAATCGTGCTAGTTTCTTATTACAAGCGCTGGATATTACAGCGGGTACTGGTGGTGCTAACGCGGCGTTGGTTATTGAAGGTGTTATTAATCCAAGTAACTATCCAACTGATTTAAGTAAGATTCCGTTCTACAGTTTAAACAGTACCACACTGCCAACAGGACAACCGAGTTTCAGTCAAGTTGCTCCAGGTGCAGGTATTACGTTTGCTAACTCAGCTACTAATATTACTACAGTAACTAATACTGGTATTAATACTATTGGTGGCACATCATTTACTGTTTCTAATACTAATGGTATCCGTGTAGGTGATGACGTGTATTGCCCAAGTGTTACTTCCGCGTTCTTTAGTTTAACTAAAGTAGCGTCTATTAACGGAACTACTATTACTTTAACAACAGGTGTTGCGGCAGCAGTGGCAAACAGTACTGTAATTTACTTCTCACGTAATACAGCGGCTACACCAGGCGAAACAATTTTCTCATTCATTGGTTCTCCGGCTAACAAAGACTCGTTGGATCTTTCATTATTGAAAGAATTGACTAATACACCAATCGGTGGTCGCGGATGTTACCCAAATGGTCCAGACGTATTGTTTATTAACGTTTACATTACACAAGGTACTGTTATTGCTAACTTGGTTCTACGTTGGGGCGAAGCGCAAGCGTAAAGATTGTTCGTTGCAGTAATAAAAAAGCCGCTAAATGCGGCTTTTTTTATAAGTTATCTACTATATCTATAATAGTTTGTATTTTAGTCTGTATTACTCGATTCCGAAGACTAAGATCTAATCCTTTGTGTATAGGTTTAGGAAAACGTGACAAAGTAAACCATCCCCATGCACTATGCTCGTCGCTTAATATAGGAACAAATTCATCTTCTACTACACAAAAATAAGTATGAAAATTAAAAACAGCGTCGTTGCTGGTAAATTTTTCTAAAGGCAAGGCTTTTTTTATAACGGGTAATGATCCTAATTCTTCTTCAATTTCACGTTGTAGTCCTTGCCATGGATTTTCGTGAGCCAGATTAGTGCCGCCTACCAGTCCCCAAGTATCAGCATGTTTACCATGATTTTTTTGTAACAGTAAAAATCGTCGTGTAGATTTGGCACATATTAACGCACCGCTACAAATAATTTTATCTGTTATAGTTCTAGTCTCCATTGCCCGGCCCTATATTCACCTTCAAAGCTCTTAACCCACGAAACGCCGTTCCATAAGTATTGAACTCCAGTGTATATATTCGTTTGCCAGATCATAGTAGTAGTTTCTTGAGCACTATGAAATATTACATTCCACTGTGTACCAGTGTATTCGATAATATCATTAGCTACTGCTACTAATGGTCCCCAAGCACTAGCATATTTTCCATCAGCAATACTTGCGGCATCTCCAATATCTTCGATAATAAGATATCTTGTTCCTGCGATTGCCGAACTAGGATTATACGTCAATGGATTAACAATAGCATCAAATGTACCTGGACTGTTTGGTCTGTACCCTGAAGCCGGATTGTAATGAGTAACATCTGTATCTAAAAATCCGTTACTATCGATTCCGGTATTTGTTACTAGAGTATCAAGGTCCCAGTTAATCATTAATACTGTAGTATCTACAGGATTCAATGCAACAGTTCCTGCAATTTCAGTCCCAGTTTCTTGTATTAAATAAATTCTACTACTACCAGCAACATATTGTCCAGGATATTGTGAAAACACTTCTGCCCAATCGATTAATGGACCTTGTTTTACACTAATATCTAAACTAGGTTCTCTTGGAATAACACTTTCGCTTTCTCCTAGTATTCTAGCTTGACCATTATATACTTGGATTCCAAAACTACTTATAGTTGTTACTTGTTGAGTTAATAAGTTAGTTAAAATTATATTGCCTTCTTGCTCTGGATCGGATCCGAGACCTTCAATATAGCCATACCCGTCTTGAGTCATAGCACCATCATTATAAAAACTAGTAATAATCTTCTTAATAATTCCAAGATGTTTTACCTTAGCTGGAGGACTGATCCATATCGGTGTTTCTACAGTAATAGTAGCTATGTCGATTGGAGTGTCTGTTCCAACTGGCACACTTCTACTACTCCAATTAATATCATTTAAATTTAATACGGTAAGACTAGTCCAATCTATATAGTTGTCAGTTGTTTGTAATTCTAAACTAGGATTAAACAATACTAGTATTTGTTCAAGTATTTGCAATTTTTGATCTGTATTTGCTGACCAAATATCTATTTTCATTTGCAATTCGAATGGAGTAGGCATTATACGTTCAACTGTATAGTTTCTGCCTTGGTTATTTGTGTAAGCTCCACTAGCTACATCGCGCTCGCGAATATGTACCTTGCCTACATAAGTTGCATCAGCTAGTCTATTACGATCTAGTTTAAGTTCTTTAACGTATACTGCAATTCTAGGAACGCTGTTGATTTTATTTTCGCTGTTATTTTTTATAATATTAGCAACTTGACGATCAACATCTCCATACATTACCGGAACTTGATGTAAGGTTCCATCGCCATATTTGACTACGAAATTACTAAGTACTCTTATTGTCTGCGTTATATAACGTCTTATTTGGCCATCGTAAAAATGTTGCATTATAAATCTGCCCTAGGTTTAAGTGCTTGCGATAAACTTTGACG